GAGTCTTGGGCGGTTGCCGATGTATTCCCTTGCGTTTTTCGCGCATCTTGCTTCTTTTGTAATTCTCATGGTGTCCTCCTTATGTTAGTTCTTCTCTTAGCAATCCCTGATAATCATTGCTGGCGCAAAAGCGAAATTCCGTTTCGTGTTTCTCCGCTTCCTCAAGGTACATTTTCCATAATTCTTTATTTTGGACTTCCGCGCCTGTGGCTTTTTTCCACTCGGATCGCCGCCACTTCTCCGGCGCTCCTTGTTCTGAAATATTTTTGATATAAGCGTTATCAGTGTGAATTACAACATGACACTGCTCTTTTAATTTTTGTAATGATTTTATGATTGCGATCAGCGTCAATCTGTTGTAAGTAGATTCGCACTCTTCGCCACTCATGACCCGGTATGCTTCTTCTCCGTTTGACCTAGTAAATACTAGGGCGGATGCGTATTTCCCATCTTTTACAATGGGGGATTTTATGGTGGTTTCTATGTAGATATTTACTGTTTTCATTTTAAATCCTCCTGTGGATTCTGATCAGTGTGTATCTGCGGTATCTCATCCCCGTAGCCGGGTTGATCCCCTCGTAACTGTTTGCGATGTAATAGCCTTTTTTGGGTTTTACTTCTTTTTGCCAGCGTACAAGTTTTTGGGATTTCGGTTCGGGTAACGGCATATTTTTCGCATGGTTGTAGCTTGCTTCTTTTAGTCGCGGTTTTCCTTTGCTTCCGTCCGATCGTTTTTCTCTTGTTTTTTCGTTTTTTGTCATATAGTTTGCCAGTTTTGTAAAATCCTCATCGTAAAACCGGCTTTTTTTGATCTGCGTAATATAGATTGCTCCGTGTTCCCATGCATCTTCGATCCATTCTGCCGCCCCTGATGTTTTTTTAATGACTAGATGGATGTGCCATGCACCCTTTGTGCCCCGCTCTATGTTTCTGATCCAGTAAAACGGAGTGTTTGCCTTTTTATATTTCGGACGGAGCTTTCGGAGTGCTTTTTGTAAGTCTTTTAGTGCCACTGTCATGTCTTTCGGTCTTTGCTCGACTTTGTAGGTGTATGTTACAAAGTAGTCTCCTGCATCAAAATATTCGATCAGTAATCGTCTGCATATCTTCGCTCGGTTGGCTTGGTTGACTGCCGCCATCTGTTCCGGCGTCGGTTTCTTTTTCTTTTGCCGTGCCTTTCCTTTTGCTCCATATCTTCCGTCTGGATATTCCTCTACGTCGTAGACGTCTCCGCCCCGTAATTTGTACGTTTTTCTCCGTGTTGCCATCTTTTATCTGTCCTAACTTTAATATCTTTATCGAGGTTTAAAAGCGGGAGTCCCCGCGTGTATCGCTTGACTTCCCGCCTCTTATTTGATACAATATATTTGTCCTAACAAGAGGCGGGAACGCCATCTTTTAAGCGCATCAGTTGCTGTGATGCGCTTTTTTTAATTGATTACATATGTACCGCCGCGCTTTTTTTGCTTTTCGCGCGCATACGCTTCGACTTCCGATCTGGTCATTGTCTTGCACTCTAATGCGTACGGATCTCCCCAGCGGATGATCCACAAAATAACTTCTTCTTTCATTTCATGAGGTGTTTCGCTGCTTCTCTCGCTATTTCTTGTGCTGATTTTTTTATTTCCTCTTCTATTTCTTCTTGCGTCATTGTGGATGTTTTAACTATTTTTTGCATTGACTTTTCTGCGTGTTTTTTTCCGTACTCTTCTTCGAGGATGTTTCTTATTCCTCTTAATATCATGACTGTTTCTGCTTCTAATAATATTAAATTTCCTTTTATTTCCACATTGCCTTTACTGCATTTAATCATCTTTACAAATTCCTTTCGTTAAAATGTTTTTTAGTTTTTGAATCTGATCTCCATCAAGTCCGCTAACATTAAATATTCTTGTGCTTTCTTTGTCTCTCCATGCGTTTCGCAGACCTTATCTCTGAACTGCGCAAGCGTTCCGTAGAAACATCCACAGCGTACGCCTACATCTCCATCTTTAAGCCGGAAGAATGTGGTTGTGCGATTACAAGATCCGAAACCGTGAGCATATGCATAATCCTTATCGCCGGAAACCCATGCATCGCCGAAAACCTGTGCATCGCCGGAAACCCGTGCATTGCCGAAAACCCGTGCATTGCCGAAAACCCATGCATCGCCGAAAACCTGTGCATCGCCGAAAACCTGTGCATTGCCGAAAACCTGTGCATTGCCGGAGATCCGTGCATCGTCGGAAACCCATGCATCGCCCATATGACTCAGGTTTTCTTCTTTTTCTATGTATCCTCCCAAATCCCCGGCTTTTACATTGCCAAACTCAATTAACGCTTTAATGCGAAACAGTTTCACGCCGGAAATATCTACAATAAATTCGCTTGTTAGTTTAAACTTCTTCACTTTTCTCATCCTT